ATAGTGATCTGGTCGTCAGCGAGGTCTTGTGGGTTTACCACAGCACCACGTGAGTAAGAAGATACAGTGATTGTAGGTTCTTTGATGATGCGGACAGTGTCACCGTAGTTTTCGATTTCACCTGCATAATCAGTGTTTGTGATATCCTCTACGACAGAGGCACGACGGAAAAACTTCAGGACTTTCTGGGAAAAAATTTCCGGTGTAAAGTTACCTGAAGGCAGGTTGTTGTAACCTGATGCGCTATTAAAAGCCATGTTATTACCCTTCCTTATTATGAGATAGTTAGGTTGTTAAAGTTTATGCTCTATAGTCGATTCGACCTTCAGCCTTGGCGGCGTCGATTTCAGCTTCTAGCTTTTCAAACTGCCACGACTTTAGCCTACCGATTTCTGAAGCCTTCCAGATTTTTTTGTCTGGGCTAGCTTCATTTGCCACGTCTTTAGCTTTAGATTTACTAACCGCTAATGCCGCGTCGACATCGCTTTTTGCCTTCTTGGGAGTTTTAGAAATACCCATGTCGGCTTTATACAAGTCTAGGACTCGGCTTGCCCACTTGACATCGGAATTGTTTTTGTAGATACCATCCGCGATGGTCGATGGTTGTTCATCCAACCATGCTAAAAACTTTTCGTCTGTTTTGAGCGTAGGAAAATCAGAATGCTGATTTAAGAGTTGCTGATAGGCCGCTTGTGATTGAGCTTTTTGCTCTCGGCTTTTCAGTGTCTCTACCTCAGACTTCAATTCCTTTAGCTTGTTTTCTGCTTGAATTGTAGAGATGGTTTCAACCACCTTGTACACGTCGGGGTACTTTTCCTTGAACTCAACAAGTTCTTCCGGTGTTGTTGGTAAGTCCGCCTGTGGCAATCCTTCCTCCGCACCTACCTGTTGTGCATTCTGGATTTGTTCCCGTTCTTGTTTCCACTCGTCAAGTTTAGAGTCGTAGTGCCGCTTGAGGTCGTCATACCGTTTTTTGTAGTCAGTATTAGAACCTTCTGCTGGCTCGGCGAATGCTGTAGTACTTTCTTGTGCTTGTGGGGTAGCCTCTTCTTCGGAGGGGCCCTCTGCTTCTACTACTTCTTCGTCGTCCTTGTACACCTCTTCCCGGTACTTTCCACGATATAAGCTATCGTCATTTACTGTACCAAAGCTGTCATTAGGTTTATTGGCGCGATGCCCTTTAGGTTTTGCCATTTTAGTCTCCTATCTCACGGGGCCTCATGGCTGAGGGTAGCCGTAGTGTGTTCACGGGGCCAGCAAGATTGCTGGGTAGCCGTTAAAATCTGTAGTTAAGCCCGATGCGGCCGGAGCGACCATCATCTGTTGCTTCCAAGGTAACGTCGCCGTTCTCGGAAAATCTGTAGCGGACACTTCCCCCTATGACGTCATCGTCATTAGGCACTTGTGTCTTTGAAACATCAACATCGAGTGGACCAAATGTCGCACCCATGTTGTACCTTTTCATTTTTGACCCGCCACCAAACTCGATGGTTTCTCCGCCGTATTCAGCGGGAAGTTTGGCAGATCCTTTAAAATTACTTTTTTGTTGTTCAATTCCTGCACGTAAAGATTTGTCATCGGATAAAAACATTTGACCATCTAGGGCGAATCCGACGTTCTTACCCTGCTCGTTAACAATTACGCCGTCAGGGTATTCTTTAGTGTTTTGTTGTGAGCTGTAGTTAACTCGAGGACGTGCGACAAAACCTTCACCCTGTATTTCAGCAGAAAGATTTGCATTAGTTTGATTTGGGCCCGAAGAGCCTTGACCTGATACAGCTACGCCCCCGTCTTCCATCCCCATTCCTTCAGCAGGATTAGTGGGCTGTTGGTCAAGTGACTCAGCTTCTGGAGATTGCCCATTCTCTTCGACACGTTTCTGTGTTTCCCGTAAACCGCGCTTATTTATTTTTTCGAGGCGGTCATAGCCGATGACTTCAGCAACTTGTGGGGGGATTAACACCTCACCTTTTGAGACGAGTAAAGAAACTTGGGTGTCAAGCTCTATTTTATCGACGTCTTGTGCCTTGTCAACACCTTGGGCTTTAAGTTCTTGCATCGCATTAAGAATCATCTTCTTAACGTCCGCACTTCCCATGTATTCAACAGCCGCCGCGTTGAGGACGTAAGCCCCCTCTTGAACCTCGACTGGTACGTCATCCGCAACCGTTTCAGCGTCCGTCATCTGCTCTGGGGGGCCACCAACAAAACCTACAGGGCCTGTAATTGCTTCTTGTTCCCCCCCCATTTGAGCACCGGGAATTTCGCCGCCTTCTGCAAACCCGAGGTAATCTCGCATTCCACCTGTGAAGTAACTAAAGGCGTCTGTAGCGTACGGAGCTACTACGTTATAGGCTGGGTTTGTGGTGTCTCCAAGGAGACCCCCGATGATTGCAGAACCGGGTCGTGTAACGGTTCCTGTAACAGCGGATGCAACTGCTGTAGCACCATCACCACCTCCACGTGCTCTTTCTGCTTCGTCTGCCGCTCGTTGCTCCGCAAACAGGGCTTCCTCTTCCGCAGGAGTCATTGCGTACTGGGTATCAATAGCCCCGTAGAAAGCCTTAGCTTCCCCAAATGCCATCGCACCTTTACCCGTGCCGGTAAGTTCTCGTGACATGTACCGGTCTACACGAGCACCGCCGGGAGCAACCATACCTATTACATTGCCTATAGCATCTGTAGCCGAATAATCCTCAAAGACCTCTCCGACGTACCCTTGGCCGGGAATAACCGTATAGTCCCGTGTCATCGAGGTGCCAAAACGCTCCGCAATACCATTCGCAAGACCCTCAAAGCCTCGCCGTACTGTGGCACCAAATCCTGTGCTACGGTCTACGGTGCTGTAGATATCACCAGCGATGCCATATTCGCCGATTGCACGGGAAAAGAATGCGGCGTCATCCGCCCCGTAACGACCACCTCTTGGATCATACCCACGGACATTCCCGTAGGCGTCCATGACAGCGGTTTGTTTATTGAAGTTAAAACCCGTGTTTTGGATTTTATCTATCTTATCGAGGGCCGTATCCCATTTATCCGACTCGTACCAATCGGAGTGGGCCATGTCATCAAAAGTCCACGTTGTTCCCTCGCTATCTGTACCGTACTGGCCGTCGTAATAGGGGCCGGAGAACCCCGGTTCACCGGGATCATCAAAGGTACCGGAAAAGAAACCATCGTTGTCGTCGCTTTCGTTTTTACTGGAACTGCCGCCTATCTCATCCGCACCAAAGGTCCCGGCGTCGTCATCGTCATAGTTGTCGCTACTATTCCAGTTTCCCATCTCTTATTATCTCTCTTGTTCTACGACATTCTGATGGTTAGATTTGAGGTTCTGGAGGGTTTCCAGTAAAACCATCTTCCCCTGCAACTGGAACATTTCCCGTTCCGATTGTGCTGTTACCAACCCCCGAAGCGTCAACTGGTGGAGGTCCGCCAGATACTGCGTCAGGGCCTCCCATGCCTGCGGGTTGTTGACCAGCGGGCCCACCTTGCTGGCCTGTTCCTTGTTGAGCATTTGCTAATCCTTGGAGCACCTGTGCGTACAATTGTGCTTCGTCTAAATCGTTTACGAGCTCATCTGGATCAATGTCCTGAGAGATGGCTAATTCTTTCATCAAATTTGGTAACTTGATAAACGGTGCCAGCATCGGGTTAGCAACGGTCTGGAGAAGCGTTGTAAGCCTCTGTGAGCGGACTTCTTTTTGCATGACTGCCGAGGTACCCCGAGGCTTAATGCTCAGGTCTCCGACGATGTCAGGGGCCTCATCGTTGTACTGCATATTCCACTGGAAGTATGCGAGTCCAAGACCCTTCAACAGGTAGTCATCAATGTTCTTAACCACAGTCTTAATCGACATGCTACCTTGCGACAACAGCATCGATAGGCCAGATGAAGTACGCCCTGTCCCAGACACACCCGTTTGCCCGTGCATGACTGATGGGATACCTGTTTCTTCGTCTGCTAGCTGACGCGATATCTGGTACATTTGGATGTTTTCGGGTGCAGTATTGGGGAATTTCAACCCATTAATTGCTGTACCCGTAACACCTGACTGTCGTCTGAATACTTTTCCGGGGAAAATATCGAAGTTCTGACCGGGAACGAGGCTTGCCTCATCCACGTCGAATACGAGATTTCCTGCGAGTGCCAAGTTGTCGATAGCCATGCGAACATGACCATTCATCAGCATCTGTGCATCTTCCATGTTCTCAGCGACACCAACACCCCAGATTTGGTACGGATTCACTTCAAATGGGAAAGCGTAGTACGGGATACGCGCTGGCATGAAGGGATTTAAAACACAACGTAATACGTTAGTCCCACATACCCATGCGTTAATCTGGACTTGGTCGAGCTCAGACATACCCTCAGGTAATTCAAGACCTACCTCAGCCGCAAACTTAGCATCGAGAACACCCCAATACTCGAGAACCTCAAAGCGGTTCTCTTGGTAGTAAGGTTGCGTATCATCTTCACGAATGGTATCTTCGTAGTACTTGTCTTCGTAGTTAGGGCCCTTTACAATCGTGTTCTCAATTGCATCCGCATTAAAATAGGGGCGGTTCATTAAATTACGAAGTTGTTGACGGTTCATGCGGTGACGTTCGATGACGTACTCACAGTCTTCGATGCTCGTTGCAGAAGGATCAGGGTGGAAATCCCACACGGAGACGTGCTCGATGCGCGGAGATACTTTTTCTTCTGGAGCGTAAACTCGAGTTCCGTCTTCTCCACGTTCCCATCTGTGGATTTTATCGTAGAAGTTAAGTGGGCCTTTTACGATGCCTGTGCCGAGAAGAGACGCTTCAAAAATAGCGTACCGCATTACGTTAACGGCATCAGAATCTAGTAGTTGGTCATGGATGACCTTCTCGAGAGCACGAGCGGCTTCTTTTGCTGGCTCAAACTGGGGCTCTCCCGCTTTAGACGGGCCTTCTGCCAAGTTATCTGCCATACCTTGGTATTTACCGAAGTTGACAGATGTAGCACCCGGCTCGAGATCCATTCCATCCCCGGCATAACCGAAAGGACTTTGGATTTCATCGACAGGCGTCTTTAGGTGGGCGTACTCAGCAATACCCTCTGGTACAGGGCTAGCCTCAACAACGATTGGAAACTTCTTGTTGGCGAACAGAATGTCAATAATTTGACCGTACGCGGCAAGTACTTTCGTCTTCGTAATTTTAATAAATACCTTTGAACGCTCAGAGTCACGGTACTGCGTCGAGCTATCGTATATTCCACGATAGTTCTTATACGCC